AATAGTATAATATTAAATACAGGACAAATGCCCGCACACACTCACACAGCAAATGTTTCAGCAGTGGCAAACCATACGCATGATTTTTCTAACCCTTTAATTTCTAATATACCTGGTTTAGGAAATAACTATCTAACTAATCAAGACAACTTAGGTTACTCCGAACAATCTTCTACTTTAGGAGCTGGAGGACACACTCACACTGTAACAAATGTTCCAACTGGTGGTGGAAATGGACACGCTAACTACCAACCTGGACGTGGAGTATATTATATAATTTACATACCTTAAAACATAAAATAAAATGGCATATCTACCTGTAAATCCTTGCTGCACTGGTGTAGTTTTAAATAGTCCTTGTGGATGTAATAGTAATTGTAATTGCAACTCTAATACAAACGCATGTGGCACCAATGGTGCACTTTCAAACACAATTGTGTATAATGGTCCTACACTTCCTGGTTCAGGGATAGTGGCTTGTGATACACTTAATGTTGCGTTATCAAAAATAGATGCAGTTCTTGTAGCACTTAATAATCAAGTAGCAAATAACACTTCTGCTATTTCTTCTATTACAGAACAAATTATTGACATAAACGCACAGATAGTAACAATTAATAACAACTGCTGCACATAATCATGACAGTATTACTAACACTAACTACAGCAGGAACTGATGCTACGGTGTTTGATTTATATTCAGATATTGATGGTTTTACTATTGCATTTGAAACAAATGTATCTAAAGCATCATTGTTAGCTGGATATAGTACTGCTTTGTGTCCAGACTATACAAATATTGTAAGAGTTCAGGCTACAATTAAATGTGTTAATTATGTAGATATAATATTATCAAATACAACAACAACTACCACCACAGTTGCACCAACCACAACAACAACTACCACATCTACACCAACAACAACAACTACCACAACAACAATAATGTAAAATATGTTGATACAGATAAACATAACAATCCCTCCTGGAGGTTCTACTGGACCATTTGATTTATATTCAGATGCAGATGGATACACTGCTCCTTTTGAGACACAAGTTCCTGCTGCATCTTTAACTGCTGGATATATTGTTGAACTTCCTGTGGGAGCAACTATCATACGAGTGTGTTCTATTGGTACATGTGAAAATTGTATTGACATACCAACTAATTGTCCAACAACAACTACTACATCTACTAGTACATCTACTAGCACATCTAGTACCACTACAACAACAACCACCACCGAAGCTCCTCCATATGAATTTACATGGGAGCTTATTACAGGAACTCCTGAATTTATAGGTACTGTTAAGCTTCAAATGTTTGTAGATGCTATAGAGGTGGTCACTTCGATAATTAGTGTTGGTAATACATATCAATCAGGAACACTATTCCTAACCGCTGGTCAAGTTGTAACTGCAACAATGACTAACGGTAAAAATGGTACATATAACTTTAGTAATAAGATACTAGAAGATGGAGTTCTATATCAACCACAAGACAACTGTACACCTTGTGTAAATGAATTAATTACACCACTATTCTCTCCATACACAATGGGAAGTGCTGACACTATATGGATATTTCAAGGTGATATAAATCCTCCTACAACAACAACTACTAGTACAAGTAGTACAACAACAACTACTAGTACAAGTACAAGTACAAGTACAACAACAACAACAACCACTACAGCTGCTCCACTTTGTGACTTAAATGGACCATCAGCGATTATTAATATAACAACTACCACTACTACAACCGCTATTGTAAAAGCAGCACTCATCTCACCAAGTTCTGCCCCTAGTGATGCTTGTTCAGAAGTAATCTCAGTAGCAGTGTTTATCACTAACCCAGCAGGCTCTGGTTCTGCTCAAATTGTAAGTACAAATAGTGTAGTGTACACAGACTCGCCACCAACAACACCGTTTATTGGAGATGGTGATTACTACAAAATAAAATATGATGGCAGTATTCTATCTACTAGTTCACCAGTAAATTCAAGTGGTGAAGTTAGTTCAATAATAACAACTTGTCCGTAAATAAAATAAGAAACTATGCCAACAACAATGATAATAAGATTAACCTCAGCTGGTGCAGATACAGATAATGTTAAAATATATACAGACTCTGATGGTTACACTACAACAATAGGATCTACAACAACAGGAGTGCTCACTGGTCCGTTTGGTTTTTCAGTGGGGGTACCTAATAATGCAACTATTTGTAGAATAAAAAATGACAATTTTGCAAAAACTTGTAGCAATTACGTAGATGTAGCAATAACATAGATTATGACAGGAGCAGTACAAGTAAATACAATAGGCACAGCCCTTCAGACGTTCTATCTTTATTCAGATATCAACGGATTCACTGCACCTTTTGCATCAGGTGTAACAAGAGATGAACTACTAATAGGATATGCAACAGATCAAATACCAAACTCAACGGGAGTTATTAGAGTGATGTCAGTTGATGTTCCTGGTAAATATTTAGATATTAGCACATCACCTGTAGCGTAATGTATAAAAAGTCTTGTTTTGTTGGTTTTACAAGGCTTCTCCTAGGGTTATCAGTAGCCCTAGGAGTTTTTATTTATAACTAAATTCATTATAAATAATAACCTTCCTTAGTAAATTTATTTGTGATATACAAAATAAATTCCCTACCTTTACAATATTTTTTAACTAAATACAACTGTACATGTCATACAATGAATCATTGCTTAACCAGTTGGAAGGACTACTATACTGGAAAAAGAGCAAAAAGTTCTACGCTGAAAAACTGAACATAACTGAAGATGAAGTTGATGAATTGATTAAAGAGCTGAAGAAGAGGGACAAAGATGATGGAGATGAGTTCTTAAAAAATGCATCAAGTAATTTTGAAATTGTTAAGAAAGTAAGCAATGAAAAAGGAACAATCGAAAGTACAATAACATTAGATTACGAACCTAAAGATGATATAGAGCTAGCACAGCTCCACAAAATAGACCTAGACAGGTATGTGATTACCAACTACTGGTCAAAGATGCTTCCAAGTGGAAAGTTTACATCATCAGTGTTTTCAAAGAGAAAAACACCAACAGACTACACAGCTGAAGACTTTAGTAAGTTCTTAGAGAACTACAAATCAAACTACATTCCAATCCCCTCACCAGATAGAAATAACAATAGAAACATTATAGATGTTGAGTTATCTCTATCTGATTATCATTTAGCAAAGCGTTATGTTGATGGAGATAATGATCCTGCAGTGAGAGCAAGACGTTTCCTTGATGTGGCTCAAAACTTGATAGAAAAAGTTAGGGCTATTTACGATATAAACAAAGTGGTATTCCCAATATCAAACGACTTCTTTCACACAGATAACTACCAAAACTCAACTACAAAGGGCACACCACAAGATATTATATTAGACTATGCTTCTGAGTATGAGCTTGGTTTTGCAATTCTTGTAGATACAATAAAGATGTTGAAAGCTAATTCTAACCACATAGAGGTTATATTAGTACAGGGTAATCATGATAGAACTAAATCATTTTATTTAGCACATGCCTTAAATGTATTCTTTTGTAAAGAAAAAGATATAGAGTTTATAAGAAATGAAGGATTATTAAAAGCAACAATGGTTGGTAATACATTTATTGGATTTCATCATGGTAATTGTAAACTAGACGATCTTCCATTATTATTTGCTACACATCCAGAATATAGTAAAATGTTTGGTAAAGCTAAATATAGAGAAGTACATACAGGTGATAAACATCACTATATGGCTAAAGAAATAAAAGGGGTTAGAATACAACAAATGCCTAGCTTGTCTGGAACAGATAGGTGGCATAAGGATAATAACTTTGTACACAGTGTACGAGCTGCCCTAGCTTTAGTTTATGATGCTAAGTTTGGAAAGGTAGCTGAATTTGAAGAAAGAATATAATCATGGCAACATTAAGAAAATTGGTTTCAGATGTGCGTTCTACGCACAAAATCTTATCTACTGATGCGCTCATCACCGATAGAGCTATTGCATCTGAGGTGAAGAATAATGCCCTAATGTTAATCAAAAGAGAAACCAATTTAAGAAAACTATGGGCTAGCGATACGCTATTCACCACCATTCCTTGTTTAGAGATGGTGGAGGTGCCTATTTCTGAATGTTGTGATTATGCTGACCCTTGTAGTGTAGCAAGAACTAAATACAAAATTCCTAGAGTGTCTGAAGGAAACTATCAGTATGTAATTCAGGGAGTGTATTCTATAAACGCTATGGGTGGTAAAGGCACCAAACTAAAAGAAATAACAGTAAATCGATATTTAAATCTATTAAAGTTACCCATCATTAAGAAAGAAAGCTACTTTTGGATATCAAACGGATATCTTTACGTAAGTAATCCTCTTTTAAAAGGAATCAGACTAGTTGCTTTCTTTGAAGAAGATGTTCCAAACGAACTCATGTATCCAGAGGATTGTGATTGTGGAATATCATATAGCTTAGATGATTTGTGTAAAAACCCATTAGATAAGGAATATGCACTTCCTGGTTATTTAGAGCAGCAGGTTCTAGCTATGACTTCTACAAAACTTCTATCTACATACTTCCAAGTGAAATCAGATATGAGTAATGAAGGAATAGATGGACAAGCACCAAATGCTCAACCTACGAACTAAATAAGTAATTAATGGCTAGAGTTCCTGTTGATTGGAGAAGCGCAAGCAAGGATAATTATAATGACTTCTGCAAAAAACATCCACTTATAAAACTGAAGTTTGATGAGTGGAGAAATATATTGTATGAGTTTAATGAATACTTCAAGCACTACATCCTAGAAACAGGAGAGAAAGAAAAACTTCCTTGTGGCTTTGGAGAATTCTCTATCAATAAAAAGAAGAGAAGAAAAATGAAGGGAGTTGATGGAAAGGAGTTTGTAAACTTACCTATTGATTGGCAAAAGACTAAACAAAAGGGTAAGGTGATATACAACTTCAACTATCACACAGAAGGATATTTCTTTGGTTGGTATTGGTTCAAGAACACTGCTAGATTCAGAAACTCTGATATGTGGTATTTTAAACCCTCTAGAACCACATCAAGACTACTATCACATTACTTAAAAACCGACAATAAATATCAGTACACGTACCATGAATGGAAAAAATAAGCTATGGCATACTACTATAAATATAATTTCATTTCCCCAGAACCCATTTACGCCACTGTAAAGGAGGAGCTAAAAAGCTATTTTGATACAGGAGCTGTTGATGACTTGTTGTTCCCCACCTACTTAGACAAATGTCTTAAGAAGCTAGGAAGAGCTACCTATGTAATCAGTGAGCAAGTTTTGTTCATAGAAGACTTTGAAGCAAGACTTCCTGATAACTTTCATGCTGTTAGAGAAGCTTGGATGTGTGCTGAGGTTTCAGGTAATCCCTATCCTTCTGCTACATCATTTTACTCTCAAGCAGCAAATGCTACAACCATTCAGATATCTCCACTCACTATAGGAGGAACACCTTGTAATAATCCAGCCTGTCAAAACCCTCGTTGTGATGGAACATGTATGCCTGAGTTGGTACAAGCTGTGTATAAAACAAACAATGCGATAGCAAGATCATACAGATATGAGTATCTGCTAAGACCAGGTAATATATCTGCAAGACAGAACTGTGATGTATCATATAGAAATGACTGGAACAACTATGCACCTCCTGTACGTGAATTCACACCAGGTTCTGCAAGCTATGACTCATTTGACATTAGAGATAATAAGTTTGTAACCAACTTCAGAAATGGAGTGGTGCATCTAATATTCTACGCTACAGAATATGATGATATAGGAAATCAACTAGTTCCAGATAACTATCGTGTATCAGAATTTGTTGAGACGTATATAAAATACAAAGTGTTTGAAACTCTTACAAACCAAACCAATGATGAGACATTCAACCAACTTCAGCAGAAACTAGCATACTACAAACAGCTTCATGATGAGGCCTTTATAATGGCTAGTATTGAGATTAAGAAACAAACTCCATGGGAAAAACAACGTAGAGTTAAGAAAGATCTCAATAGATTTAATATGTATGAGCTTCCCACCCGTACAAATAGATACGGTAGAAGACGTAACAATTAAGGAGAATGGCTACACAGGAAAACAAAAAAAGCACTGAGCAGAGTAACATACGCTTAGAAATGGGTGTTGCTAGAACAGGACTAAACTTGGACAGCTCTATTGATCAAGTAGGTCCTGGAAGACTCACT